CAGGGTCGCGATCGGCAACGGTTGTGACCTGCGGTCCTTGCTCTCCTTGCAAGTAGCCATGAGCAATCATGTCAACTTGAGCAGGATCTGCGGTGACGTAATAGATCAGCTCTGAAGCATCATCGAGACGAGGCTCAACAATTAGGCCGAGGCTATTAGCGAACACGTTGACGTTTTGCGTCTCGGTGGGGTTCACGCCGGTCAGGAACTTTTGCGCAGTAGTTTCAAGCGCCGCGGGGACGATCATGAACTTAGGGCGAAGGTTGATGCGGTTATCCGCGATGTCCTTCTGATTGCGCAGCGCCTTGCGAGCGGCTGAGATTGCACCTTCGCCAACAACGCCGGTTCCTTGGTTGTTGTGAGCAGCGTTGAACAGCGCGGTGCTGTCGTAGCTGGTCTGCGCGTTGCCAGTGATCAAAGCCCAAACTTGGTTGGACTCGAAAAGTGACATTCCCCGGCCGATCATGGCAGGGATGCGGCTCAGAGCGTCAAGGTCATCATTGATGATGAGCTGACGGCTAACGCTGATTTTCTTGCCGTAGGTGTAGATCCTCCAGGAGCTTTGCTGCTCTTTAACGGTCGCGGCTTTGTACTCGCCACCCTCAAGGAGAGGTTCTGGAATGATCTGGCCTGCGATCTCAAGCTCGTATGCGGGCTTGAAGTCAGGCATATTGCGCTGACGGGAAAGAGGACGCCAAGTCTGGGTCTCTGCCTCGTAAGCGGCGGATAATGTTTTGCGAGCAATATTGCTCAGCAGCAACGGAAAGTCCGAAGTGCTGTGCATTGCACGGCCAGCAATTTCTGAGCGGCTCATGCCGGACAGGTTTTGGCCAGAACGCTCGACGCTTTCTTTTGCCATGTCGAGCAGGCTGCTGCTCACATAAGCGCGGGATTGGTCGTCCCACTCGCGAAGGCCAGAACGGGCCTCCAAAGCTGCTTCCATACAGGCAGCTCGCTTGTCGCCTTCGTCATGCGTGATGACTGCGGCCACTTGCGTGCGTGCAGGAACTGCGGCTTGTTTAGCTGCCATCTGATCGATGACAAGCTTGCGAGCTTCGTCAACGGCAACGCCGTCTTGCTCTAGTTGGTCTGCAACATCAGCTTCCAAACCTGCGGCGCGAACGGTGCGGCGTATTTCAGCCACCCGACGACGCTCAGCAGAAATGGCAGCTTGGATGTCCTCGGGAGAGGCAGCACGGGTCTCGGGCTCAATAGCCTCGGGAACCATGGTGCCCTCATGTTCGCGGATTTCGTCCATTGGGCTGTCCTTTTCAGGCTCGTGGTTAAGTTTAGGCAGTTCATCAGAGCGAATTTGCGCTCCAACGTCTGCCGGAATTGGGACAAGGGAAAGTTCGTGAGGTTCCCAGTCCACGGCACGCATCACGGGGGTTTCACCCCGCTCGTCGCGCTCGTATTTCCAGACGCGATAGCCAACCGAAATGTTTCGGATGATCCCGTCACGCACATCATTAAAGATGGGCGTGACTTCATCACGACTAGAAAAACGAACTAAAGCGCGGCCCACTTCACCATCGAGCCAAGCGCGTTCGACAACACCAACAACGTCGGATAAGTCAGCAGCTGAATGACTGTTAAGTAGTGGAGCGCCGGAGTTCAGTCGATCCATGCGGATCGATTTGGGCTGCATAGAAAGCTCTTCTAAATAAGAGCCCTCCATGCCATTACGGGCTACAGACGCACCCGTTGTCCACGTCACTTCCACCGTTCGCTCTTCAGCGTTTACGGTGTCAGGCGCAAACATTGCCCGAGTTTGCAATAAAGTTTCGCTCATAGGCGTTCCTCCGGCCTTCGCATTGTATCTATGTTAAGGGGCAACGGTTTCTTTAGACCCATCAGGGTCGTTTGGATCGTTGTGCTGTGATTGACCCGCCAAAGTTACCTTTCGAGGGTCTGAGTCGAGCACCAAGCCAAGCTGATCAAGTAAATCGTTGTCTTGTTGCATTTCTCTCAACACTTCCTCTGGATCGTAGCCGTATTCACGGATTGCCTCACTTAAAGACATTAAACCGCTTCGGACTGATTTAACTGTTGCGGTGATTTCTTTGTCTGGATCAATCAACTCTCGGCGCGGTGGCGTCCATTGCGCCACAATCCCGTCCATGCCGCGCACGCCACCAAGCGATGCTGATTGCGCAAACCATTTCCAAATTGGGTTGAGCATTTGCGGTACAAGCATGTTCCAGCGCCAAGACTCAATGTTGCGATGGAACTCAATCCATCCCATCCGCCCAGAGCTAAAAGATGTGTTGTTCAAGTCGCCTGTGAGCGCCTCGTATGTAATACCGAAACCGGCAGCGATTTGAAGCAGATATTGGCGGCTTACTTTATCGATCTCACCAACAGATGGCGGATTTGCAAAGCGGATGTCCTTGCCAGGGGGAAGAATTTCTATGGCTCCAGGCTCCAGCTTGTCAATTAGCTCGGCACCCATACCTGCATCGGCCCCTTCAGTATCCACAGCAAACGCCGCAAAGCAAGCAGAAATTTTCTGCTTTAAAAGTTGCGCGTCGTGATAATCATCAAAGTCTCGCATCCGAAGGATGACGGGGGAAGCCCAGGGAACACCACGGGTCTGACCTGGCCTAGATTGTTTGAATAAATGAATTATTTCTTCTGCTGGCACACGGGTCGAATTAAACGAATTCACCCGTTGATGCTGTTCGCCAGGGTGCTCGTTGTAGAGCCAATATGCGACACGACGGTTTTTTGAGTCGTATTCAATGCCTTCCCTGATTAACCCACCGCCCTCAAGCGCAACGTCTTTTGATGCGTCGATATAGTCAGGCTCAAGAACTAATAATTGAAGAGATATTTTTTGACCAGGTTGGATATATCGCCTAACTAAGCATTCGCCAGATTCAACAACGGTTCGCATGATTAAGGCTTGCAGCCCATAGAAATCATGGCGGCCTTCATAGTCACATTGGCTTGGATCTGTCGCCCAACCTGTGAACAAATCAGTCAACTGTGTTGAGCGGCGACGGCTGCGCGTTGCGCGAGCTTGCCCGATAATCCCTGTGCCGATTGTGTTGGACACAATCACTTGAACAGCTTTGTTTGCGTAAGGGTTATTTCTTACTAAATCTCGGCTCCGATCCCTTAGCAAGCTAAGCCCCATGGATGAGGCAGCATCGGCGCTTGTGCTTTGCGTAAACCAGCCATCTGTTCTGCGGCCACGGCTTGCGCCTTCATAACGGCGCAACGCATCAAGCTCTAGCCGTGAGCGTTCCCGCCGGACAGCGGCTGCCGGGTTTAGTGACGCAATGAATTTGTCGAAAGCGTTCATGAGTCGGTGTCTCGTTTAAAGCTGACGTATCGACGGGTCACAATGCCTGAACCAAGCTTGCTGCGAATTAAATCCCGGACTTGTAGCAATTCCGCAAGGCTGCGATATTTGACGCGCTTGTCGTCGTATTCGACTTCAAGGTATCCGCCAGAAATTGCCTCTTCAATTGCGGCTAATCCTGCTTCTGAAAACATTGCAAAACCTCCTAGTTTTCCATGTTATCGGTTCAAAGGAAGGTAGAACGCTTCCGTTTGATCTGATTTCTTGGTTGTTTGCCTGTATTTGGCAATTCACCTGTAAGGCTAGCCCCGGCTTGCTCAGCTTCGTAATGCCACCGCTCATCGTCCCAACGGTCAGCGCCTACAGCTGCAGCAGCAGCCCGGCCATAAACCCGACAATCCAACGCTTCGTTTCGCTCCCTGGTTTGCTCCCATTGATATTTTTGATAGCCGCGCACGATCCGACTAACTAAAGACTCTGCGGTTAGCTGCCGGAAAAATTCTTCGGGATGCTGCGGGAAGTGGCACCAACCAAACGGCAGCAGCTCTTCAGGATCTGTTGGCTGCTTGCGACGAAGCCAGCCATAAAGCTCACCTTTTGCGACACTTACGCCCACCGGCCAAACTTTTATTCCGCTTCTAATCTTTTTCCCGCGAACGGTCATTTCAACAGGAGAAGGAAGGCCAAGAATTGTGTTTTGATTGTCACGGCCTTTGATGGCCATAGTGCTTAAGGCTGATCGAGATTTAACCCAGCGGTAGACCTCTTGCGTGCGATAGCCAGTGTCAATCGCGACCATGCGAATTGGCATCCTTAAGCCGTCTTTACCTGTTGGGAAAGTTGTTTCAACTTGGCGGCTTAATAAATCCCAAATCTCATCCCCCGCTGTATCACCTGAAATTACTGCATAGTCAAGGCTCCAGCTTTCTAAATTTTTTCCCCATCCGATAAATTCCATTTCTAAACGGTCTTTTTGCACGTCAATTCCGCAAGTAATAAATACAACGCCTTCAGGGACTTGACCCATTGGATAAACTTCCCGGCGGTGATATAAGACTTCCCATTCGGGCGCTTCGCCCGTGTCTGAATAAGTCATTCCCAAAACAGTGTTTTGGAAGACGCGCATCATTTCATCAGACTTTTTAGCGTCTAAAAATTTTTCAACACATTCTTTCCAGCTAAACCAACCAAGCGGGGAATAGAGCGAACTTATGTGATACGAACGCCATTTGCCTTCAGGATTTTGCGGTTGCCACATCCCAGCAGGAAGAATTTTGTTTTTGTGATGTTCTTCAAATTCTTCTTCACAGTGTGCGCACTTGTAACGAACGGTCTCAGGCTTGTTTTCTTCCCAGCGCATTTGCTCCCAGACCAATTGCTGAAACGTACCGCAAAGAGGACAGGGCAATTCAAAAACGCGCATGTCGCCTTCCATAAATTCGCGCTCAATCCGGCTGCGATTTGCAATTGTTGGGGTTGAAGTCCAGAAGGTCTTGCGGCGGCTAAACGTCCGCGTTCGTGCCTCAGCTAAACCACACGGGTCGCCTTCCCCGTCAACGTCGCCAGGGTAAGCATCAATCTCGTCAAGAAACAAAAACCGGATTGGCGTGCTGCGCAAACCTGATGCAGAATTGCTGCCGGTTAAAACCAAGATGCCGCCAGGGAATTCTTTTGCGAGCTGGCTGTTGCCGCTATCCCTAGACCGTGGATCTTTTACTTTTGCTCTTAGACGGGGGCTTTCTTCAATCAATGGCGCGATGCGGGTCTTGCTGTTCCGCTTTGCCATGTCGACTGTTGGCTGAACCGCGAGCGTTGGTGCGGGGCAATTGTCGATTATGTAGCCGAGCCAGTTGTTGCCGGCCTCAGTTTTTCCGACCTGGCTACCAGCCATGAAAACAACTTTTTCAACAGGGCTAGTTGCTGAAAGTGCGTCCATGATCTCCTTTAAGTAAGGAGTCCTTTCAGTTCGCCATTGCCCCGGCTCGGCTGACGCTCGTTGGCTTAGGAACCGATGCGTGTCGCTCCATTCAGAAACAGTCAGCACCGGGTCTGGCAAGATGCCTTCCCTAGCTGCTTTCCAAAGCACTGTCGCTGCGTTAGCTAATGCCATCGCTGTCCGCCAATTGAGTTAAAGCGCGATCAATTTCCCGTTGCATAACAAGCATCATTTCGTGACGTTTATCCGGGGTAAGTTCACCGACAATAGCTGCTAGCTCACTGACAACCCGAACCGGAATGTTTTGCACAGCGTCGCGAAAAATGCGCGTGATTTTAAATTGCGCAGCCGTTGCCTCGTCAGCATTAATAAGCTGCCCGGCTTTTTCTTTAAACTCCAGCTCAAGCAATTTTGATTTATAAACTTCCCCAATCGCTCTGGCTTTGCTGTAGCTCGGTGCTGAAGGCAGATCAACGCCTGCTGCGCTTGCTTTGCCTTGTCGAATAACTTCTGCTGTGCGTTGCTGGCTTTCATCTGTGTTGCTGTTCCATTCCCGGTTTGCTACCGCTGCGTCAATCAAGTAGCCGCGCTTTCCTTGCGTAACTCCTTTTTTTATGCGCCCATCTTTAATTGCTTTGCGCACTGCTTGCGGAGTTTTGCTAATAAGTTTGGCGTAGTCAGAAAGCTTTAAAAGATTATCCATTATTCCAGAGCACTAGATGGCGAATAACTTATGCGAAAGCCACGCATCGGCGCGACTTCTTTGCAAGATTCAAAAGCTGTTCGCGTTTTTGCTTGCACAAAAACTTCAGTTTCATTGTCGTCTACGTGCTCCATTAATATGTCCAACCAAGCTAAATCGCTTAAGTCATTAATAATAAAAATTACTTCGTTTGCCACATTTAAAGCTTGTGGCATAGTCAACCGCGTGCGCGGCCTAACGCTTATTTGCGTGCCGCTATAAACCTCAAACGGGCGTTCGCCTCCAGTGTGAACGATTGGGTCATAATCGTTAGCAACGAGCAACGCTGTCAACTCAAGCAAATTGTAAGCGGCTGGCTCACCGCCTGTAATAATAATGTCGTTCGGCGGTTCAATAAAATCCCAGACAATTGCCATTAATTGTTCTGAAGTTAAAACTGCGTAAGTGTTTGTCTTAAAAGTATCTTTACCAAGCATTTGATCAACAGTCACTTCTTCCCCCACTGGATCACAGCTTGGGGCAAGCGCTCCAGGGTACGGACTATGAGGGCAATTAAAGCAACTGTTTGGGCAGCCTTGCAATCTTATAAAAAGGCCATGGCGCCCCATTGCTTGGCCTTCCCATTGAAAGTCGGCATAAATTGAATTGACCCTTAATTCTGTGTCAGTCATGAAAGCCAGGGATGAAAGGTTCGTTGCAATAATCGATCAATGCGTCTTGCCATGGCATCGCGACAGCAGGCCGCTTAGCAGAAGGCATCTTGACGACTGAGTTGTAAACACCATCGAATGTCGTATCAATCCAAACCCACGCTTCAACATTTTTATAGCGGTGCGCATAATTTGCTAATGCCTGGTTCCAAGCGTGCCCCTCAAGCAAAAGCATATTGTCTTGCGGCGTGTCGCAAAGAGAAAGCTTTAAACGCTCTGCAATAGGTATTGCAAGCATTAGGCCAGGGGATGACGGCGCATGCACGCAATCAACTTGCGAGCGACTGCATTGCGCAACGATAAGATCAACCGCTGCGTCAAAACCGGCCCAAGTGAGTTGAAGGTTAAACGGTTTCATGCTTCCTCCCTTACGTTTTGAGCCATTGCTCTCTAATCGCCAAGGCAACGCGCTGAGTCATAAATGGCGGGACAGACATGCCGCACACATAATTTGGATCGTTGTCTAAAAAGTTGTAATCATCAGGAAAGCTTTGAACGCGAACTGTCTCGCTAGGGCTTAAATGACGCGGTTCTTCTGGGTGCCCTGGTGGCGAGCCTGACACAATTGTTGGCGTGGGCCTTGTCCATGCAAGCCGATTCCAAGTAAACCAGCTCCCGGCTGCTGCTTTTGAAAAGTTATCACCTGGAACTGTATTGGCCCACAACCGTGCAGCTTTCGGGCCTAACGGCTTTGCCCCTTTAGGGCTTGTCCCTTTTAAAGCTTCCCTAAGCGTGACGAGCCGCTCATCAAAATCAAGACGGATTTTCCCTAGGTCTAAGTCTTCGCGACTGGCAACAAAGAAAGTTCTTGGACGAGCTTGCGGCACGCCCATCTTTGCGCTGTTTAACAAAAACAATTGTGGGCGATAGCCTGCCTCACGATATGCAGCAAAGATTTCTTTTACATAACCTTTTGCGTTGCCCTTTAGTAAACCTTGAACATTTTCAGCAACAATTACTTTTGGCTGCAATCTCTGACCGACTTCAATGAAGTGCATAAAAAGATCGTCTAGGCGTTGTTTGACCTGCCCTTCTCTAAAACTGTGCGCTGTTCCCCATTTCTTTTCGCGTGCTCCTGCAGTGCTAAAAACTGAGCACGGGGGGGAACCATCTAAGATGTCAAGTTGCTTTAACGGCTCAGGGATTTCGCCAAGATCAATTTTGTTAAAATCTTGCACGCCCATTAGATAGCTGTGCACAGGCGAATGATTTGCCCGATACATTTTCATCATTTTTGGGTCAATCTCAACGCCGCCTAAGACGTTGAACCCTGCAAGCTTGTAACCCATTGTTGAACCGCCGCCGCAATGAAAACAGCTAAAAGCAGTTAAACCTGTCGGCTCTTTGTCTTTTAAATCAGTAAGTCGCCAAGGGCCTCTAGTCCTTTCCATTGAACTCAAATCCGCAACGTGGACACTGATGTTCAAAATCTGAGAACTCGTCTTCTCCATATTCTGCCGATCCATCAACGTCGTTCATCGGTTTTTCTAAGCCGTCCGGGTCTATAAGCGATGCAATTTCTTTTTCGTCAAAACCCATTAACGACAAGTCAAAGTCTCCGAGCTGCAACTCAACAACCTCTTCTCGTAAAAGGCTTATGTCCCAACCGGCATTGAGTGCCAGTTTGTTGTCAGCAATTATGTAAGCCTTTTTTTGCTTAGGCGTTAAGTGGTCAAGGACAACAACCGGAACCTCTTCAAGGGCTAAATCTCGCGCTGCTTCTAGGCGGCCATGGCCAGCGATAACGCCGTGCTCACTGTCAACCAAGATCGGGTTTGTAAAACCAAATTCGACAATAGATGCCGCAAGCTGGCTGATCTGCTCAGGGCTGTGTGTTCTGGCGTTGCGCTCATAAGGGACCAACTTTTCAATCGGCCAAACCTCAATCCGCGTTGCCATTGCGGGTGAAAACTGTTTGCTCATTGAGCCTGACGGGGTTGCGTTGACGTTAGCTGTAATCGTGCCAGAAGGCGCAACCGTTGCGCAACCGGGTGTCTTTATCCTTCTCAATACTTTGAAGATTTTGGTTTGGCTTTTTGCCAAGAGCCTGTAAGGGGTTTGGGGCTTTCCCGAGATCCCTTGCTACGACTAAAGGGAAACCCGCTTTGAGCTCTAACACTAGCGATTTTTTGGGCCGGGGGGCCGCCCCAGTTGGATCCTTGCGGAAGAACCTTTCCCAGGGGGGGGCACCTGCGGCCTGTAACCCGTTTCTCTACTCAGACGATTAGAAGTTGCGCGTGAAGCTTTTAAGGCGGCGCATTATGCCCTTGGTCAGTGCTTCTTCTATTTCTTTTTGTGTAACTGCTTTGACCTTGGCGTTTGCCTGGCCAGCTAAATAAGCCTGAGAGATGGAAGGACCATGGATGA